GCATACGCCCACCACTGTTTTGATTGATATGGTTGTGAGCTGTTGTTAGTTCTGGTATATACGTAGTAAGGGATGGGGTTGGTTGTAGTAAGCTGCTGAATGGTATTTCTTTTATGTAATGTAGAAATTCCTTTTTATCTCTTATATAGATATTTTCTATGCTTTTTAGTACTTTTATTCCCTCTTCTATAGGAAGATTTATTGTCTCACTATGTGAAATTGGGATTATGTATCCTTTTGTGTCTGTTAGTGGTTTAATATAGATAGCACATATACTATTTTCTACGGGATGTAGAAATGGGGATGTGGGTATTATCTCCACATACGCTTCTTTGTGTTTAATTTGACAAAGATGATCTATCTTAGTTTGATTTTCTATAAGCCAATACATAAGATTAAGATACTAAAAAATATTTAAATAGACAAATATTTTAATATCCTCCTCCAGAATATCCTCCTCCACCTGTTGAAGGTGTGGATGGTCGTTGTGGGGGTGGTTGAGATGAAGTAATGGGGGATGAAATTTGTGGGTTGATAAGGGTTAATGAATCATGTTTTTTCTTAACATGAGTAGCACCTACCATAGCTCCATTTTCAGGATGGATGTGATATGGACCCATATATTCTCTTCCATTAGGTGTTTTGAATTCTCCACCGTTTGTATATAAGTTTTCTTGGATCGAAGATTCTATATAAAGTTGAGTAAACTTGTCTTTAAAGTATTTAGGGAAACCCGGCCATCGGGATTTTTGTTCTATAGATAGAGCAGAACCTCTATTTGAATTGAATATTTCTGTTTTATCTCCTTTTATTCTCCAAGTAAGAGAAGCAGGCTCATATAAATCATATGCTATACCCTTATCTTTATTTTTTAAAGCATCATAAGTTAATTTATCAATCTCAATATATTTTAACTCATTTGTTTTTTTAGTAAAATACCTTGTAAGTTGTCCATTATCTTTTTGTTTTTGGGTTAAAGATGGATAATAAGAAGATGGGATTATTCTTGATTGAGCATTTGAAGAATAATTTGAGGTAGTGGTAGGGTATATTAGGTTTCCATTTTCATCATAAAAACTAAGATCACTTGTTTGTCTTGTGTCTGCTATTTCTATTGTTTGACTAGTAAAAGATTCTAAAGTGTTAATATTATCTTCAAAAGGTTGATCATTAACTCCATTGATAAGGATTATTTCTTTTGATTGTTTATTAGGGATTTTTTCTGAATAAGTTTTCCCATCTGAAGTTTTATAGTATGAGCCTTTATAAGGTTCTTCATTAAATTTAAAAACATACTCATTCCCATTAGTAAATAAATCTGTTTGTATTTGTGAAAGTGGATAATAAGGCATGTTTTTAAATTTTAATTAATAGTCAGGTGAAACTAAAAGTTGAGTAAAACCACCTACTGCCTTTTTTCCATTAATTGCTCTAGTTTGTATTAAACATTTTTTACCATAATTTCCTTCTATAGTTATAATAGATTTAAAATCACTAGTAGGAGCTACAAATATGCCAATATGTTGACCTGAAGAGGAGTTAGCTTGTGGGCCTGCAGAATTTATAAAACAATCTCCAGGAAGAATTATATTACTATTATAATATTTTTTTAAAAGATCAGGTTGGGGGACTCCATTTTTAGTTATATCAACATACCTAACCATATTAGTAAAGTTTTTTCTTGTATTAGTTACAGTAGGATCAAGAGCCCCATAAGATTTTCTTGACCATTTAGTTACATCTGTTCTTCCATCAGGAAAAGTTACAGGAATTCCTAAATATGACCCTACACCCTTTTCTATCCAAGTATTAGGCTTTGGGGCATTAGTTATAATAGAATTACCACCAAGTAAAGCTTCTTTATAAACTAATCTACAAAAAGTATTACACCATGCTAAACTATTACCATTAGCATCTTTAAACCAGCCAATTCCCTTCATCTTTTTTTCAAATATAGGATCATGAAATCCTCTTTGATTTCCCCCTTCAACAATGCTTCTTTGTCCTACATAAGAGGCTGCTATTTGAATTATTCTTTTTCTTAATTCTGGTAATTTATTTCCTGGTTTTGGTGTTGACATAGTTTATAGAGTGTTTAATTTATCTAATCCTGCTTTAATTCCAATATCTAATTTTGTTTTATCCGTGTATGCATTTTTAGCAAATTCAGTAGTTGCTCCTGTTCCCAAAGTACCTTTTCCATCTCCAGTTCCACCTCCAGATGAAACATTTGAGGTAGATGGGGAGAATAATATTTCGGTAAAAGATTTGTAATTTCCAAATAAAGAAGTCTTGACTTCTTCAGTCCATAGATAATTGTAATTGTCAATTTTTCCTCCCAGAATGTCTGATTTAGGCATTACTGTAACTTCTATGTCAGTTTCCCAATCATTATTACTTAATTTATGAGATATACCTGTTACTATGAAATTTAGAGCATCACCATATACAGAAGGTAAAAAACTTGAATCCATACGTAAAACATTATATATTTTTACTCCTGAAATTCCATCTACTGAAATGTTAACTTTAAAGGGTATAAATCCAATACCTCCACTTACACTTTTACCCTCAGATAATTGATTTTTTCTTGCAATAGCATACTTGAAAAATTCGGAAACTATAGATAGATTTTGATCAATTACACTATCATCCAAGGGCTCCTTCCACTTAAAACTATCAAAGGGGGTATTTTTAGTAGTGCAAAGTATACCTTTCGTTCTTTCCTTAAGGAATTTTTCGGTGTAATTACTTACAGACTCTGCGGGGAATGTGACTGATTCAATATCTCCTGAAATTATTTCGGGTTTAAATTTATCTTCTATTCCCTTATTCCATTTTGAAAATGATGTGGCATCTACCCCTTTTATACTTCCACCTGCTGTTGCCCCAACTGTAATCATTGTGGCGTATTTAGGTGTAATAGCGGTTTTTATATTTAGTTTTCTTACAAAGTTAGAAGTATTACCATTATATCCAAATAAATTTAATTTATATTTATCTGAAAGTTTTGAATATGATTTTACTCTTCCTGGTATTGGTGTTGTATCAATAATACTAAGTGTATTTGTAAATTCATTTATTATAGGTTCAAGATTATTAATCCCTCCCATAGCTGTATTGACCCCCTCACATATCCCTTTTATTAAATTAAATACACTAACACTTCCATCTTTATCAGTATTAGAATCTAAAACTTCTCTAACAAACTTAAAGTTTAAATATATATTCAAAGCTTGAGCTCTGTTTACATGTTTAAATTTCTTTTGATTCCCTGGGGGGGTATCATAATCAAGAGTTCTAAATGGTTCTAATTCTCCAAAGAAAAAACTTCCTTGGCTTCTGTATAATTGAACTCCTTCAGAATTTTCATAATCTGTTGGGTTGATGAAATAATTTCTGACGCAACAAACTCTTAAATCACAACTAAATTGGTTTGGGATTGTATACATAATAGAATTACTATTTATGCTATTATTTATATCTATTTTAAATAAAGGGTTAAGTTTATTAAAATTTGATTGGTTTGTAGAGTCCGATTGACTAAGATTATTGAGTGATTTACCCGATGAATTAACTCTAGGTATTATTTTTTGTTCAATATACTCTAATAAAGCACCAAATCTTATATAAATATCTGCTGAATCTTTACCTTTATTTGAATGAGGAGTTCTAAATCCATCTTTAGATCTTATGAATGAAGGGATAGGGTTGATAGTAGTAGTAGAAATTTCAGATGTATTTTTGACATAGCTGGTGTAAGAGGAATCCAAATCATCATCTGCTTCTCCAGCACATTCAGCTCTGTCACTACTATATCCCCTTCTAAGTAAAGTATCTTGGATATGGTGCCACATCGCATTTCTTTTATCCTTCCAAGGTTGGGATGAGCCCCATTCTTCTGGGGTATAGCTAAAGGTTTCTGATCTTTTATACGCGGGTGGGTTATAATAAGAATAAGACATATCATAATATGTTTCATATCTTGATACCGTTAGATTCTCATCCCCTGTTTTTAAAAAATATCCCACTACACGCCTTTTGGGTTCTGAACTATTACCTGTATAAACAAACTCATGTTCATCGTATGTTTCTCTTTTCCCATGAGTATTTAACCATTCCCAACACCATAAAAAAGCATGTAGTTGACTTTTTGATCTATTTTCAATTTCTTCTGTTTGTGTACCTTCTTCTTTTGTGTTGGTGTAGTTTTGAAATTTTACAAATTGTGGTGATACTGAAATATTAGATTTTAGAGATTCTATAACATCTCCTAAACTCATTAAAGTAAGTGTTATAGAATATGATCCATCATCATTAAATACCCATTCAAAATTAGAGATTTTAGCTAAAAAACCATCATAATTTCCTACATATTCCCTTCTCTTAGCTTGGATATTATTTAAGGCTTTAGCATAATCTGCATTACTTTCTAATCCTTGATCCCCTGTTTTAAAAAATGAATCTTCTAATAAGGTATTTTTTACTGCATGTAGGTCTGTTCCGTTTTTTGTGTATGTATTATTTCCCCATTCAACTAATAAAGTGTATCCTAGTCTTAAATATAGTACATCTATAATTTCAAACTGTTTTCGAGAATGGACTTTAAATTTAAGAGTAGCTTTCTTTAATGAACCTCTAGTTAAGGTTTTTACATCTAAACTTTCAACACCTGGCATTGGTACAATTCCAAAATCACTTCTTTCATAAGTTCCGGGGAGGAATTTTCCTCTTTGAGCTAAAGATTCCCCATCTTTAGAAAAGGTAGAAGTACCATTAAACAACACATATTTTTTAGCTAATTCAGTTCCTGATAGTTTTGGGTAACCTAATTCTTTAGCTTTATCTGGGGAGATTGATACACCCGAGGCTACTTTAATCCAAGAATTTTGAGAATTTAGTATTTTTAACTGGTTGTTGTTTCGTGTGGTGGATTTGCCACTACCATGTAATGTTTGACGAGCATTAATTTGCTTAATTACATATTTATCTAATTCTTCTCCTACTATACTCATAACTAGGTTTTTTTCTATTAATAAACACCAATACTTGAAATAGAACCATTCAATGTAGATTGTTGTTTACTGTTAAGTAATTTATATGAAGATACTATGTTAGATAATCTATCTTTAGAGGGTATTCTAATTTGAGCACCTACTTCAGGAATAAGAGAGTCTGGAGTTTGAGTTGAATTTGCTCTAGCTATTATCCACCATAAACTTGAATCTCCATAAAAACTCTGGGCTAATAAATCGTATCTGTCACCTCTATTAGTATACACATAAGTATCTAAAGAATCAAGGGCAATTGAAGGATATTTTACATTAATGTATCCTCTTTTAGAGATTGATGATTGATTATTTTGGTATTCTATATAATTAATATTTGTGTATCTACTCATAATTTTTATTTATTAAAAAGGTGGTAACTCAGGACTATAATTTTCTGCTTCAGATATTAAAGCCGCTAATTCATCTTCATTTGATAAAAATTCAGCATAATCTTGGGCAGTTTCAGGATCTAATATTTGGTTTTGGTCTCCTTGAGTTCGGGATACTATTTCTACATCTTCATCGGGTTCATAATTTATATATCCATCACTCCCTCCCTCTTTAAGGTTTATAAATCTTTCAGATCCATAAGCATTTTTGTCTTCAATACCATTAATTGATCCTAATGAGAATTCATCTTTAGTCATGAAAGCATTTCTTTGACGTTGTACTCTAAAGTCATGGATTGGTGTAAAGCTAACATCTACTTCTATCATATGAGGTAATTCTTGAACTGAATTATCTGTGAAATCACTTGCTTTACCTGTTCCATCTTCTGTAGAAGCATCTAGAGGAACCTGTATTTCCCAGGTTGATTCTTTTGGAGCTGTTAAATTGATACTTGTAATTATTCCTGGTTGGTTGTATAGATAACTACCTATTGTAATTTCAGTCATAGTACCACCCATATACCCAGCATTTGTGTAGCTAGGAGCTAAAGATGAAGCTAAAAAGTTTAATTTTCTATACATTGGGAGAAGTTCTTGTTTTGACATAGCAACTACTTTAAAACTAAAAGAAATATCTCTTGAAAATCCACCATATTTATGAAATTCTTCTCCTCTACCTACATAGTTTAGTGATTTATATTTAGCTTTATACCCATCTTTAAACCCATCTAAATAAGCTCTAAAATGTAAGAAAAATTTAGCTGTAGTATCATTATCTAGTATTGCAAATCTAAATTTACAAAAATCATTTATTAAAGCATCTTTTCCAGCCTCTTCTGGTGTAGCTCCTAAAGGTCCATTAGTTGATTTATATATAGGTAAAGCATTAATAGTATCTACAGGGCCTAAAATTTTACCTGGTGTGTTTTTGGCTCCAATTGATCTTTTACCTAATACATAATTTGATACATCTCCTTTTTGTCCAGGATCATTATATTGACCCATGTTAACTCTTCTTTCTTGGTTCTCTTTTAAATAATCAGGAGATTTAGATATAAATGTTTTAGTTTGATCAGATACTAATCTTTTTCTAAAATCTTGTTTTAATTGTCCTGTTTTATTTAGTTCTTGACTGGTAAAATCCGTTCCTCGCCAAGTAGATGCTATAGTATTATCATTATCAGTATCTAAAACTGTACCAGTTAAAGATCTTACATAGTTTCCATTTAACCATGGTTGTATACTCTCACTATTGTCTTTATCTATAAGATAATTTTCACTTCCAAACACTTTACTTTCTGCAACTTGAGGGTTATTATTTAAATAACGTAAAGAAACACTATTTGGGTTAGTAGGATCACCAAAAATATTAACTGTGCTATAAGTTATGGGATTATTAGTACTATAATTATAATCCCCAAAATATGGATCTAAACCAGAATACCCTGTTCGAGCAGGTGTAATTCCATCATTTAAAGTTGCAAATTTTATATTTGTTTGCCCTATACCTAAAGCAGAGTTAGGACCACCACCATATGAATATAAAATACTATCTAAAGTACCTAAAGGTTTTGATAAATTTAAACCTTTTGAATTCCATAAATTTAATAATCTATTATCATAATATACTTCTTGGGTAGTTGATGATTTAGTATTTTCTATTGATTGAAGATTTGCTTGAGAATTTTCAACTTTAGCATTTTTGTTTTCTAATCTATTTTGGGTTTGTTGGTCTCTGTAAGCATCCCATTTTTCTAATCTTCTATTTCCTCTTTCTAAAGCTTTAGGAGTAAGACTTTCTTGGATTTGTTCGTCATTAACATAGTTAAATAATACTCCTCTATCATCGGGTCTTCTGTCTTTTTCTTCTGTTGCTTTAGTTTTAGCTCTCTCTTGTTGTTTTTTAGCTCGTTCAAGTTTATTTTTTGCTCTTTGTTCTTTTCTTATAATATTAAGAGGTACAATATTTCTAATAGGCCCTTCACCATTTCTATCTGCTTTATTTTTTTCAAACACTACATCACCATATTTTTTAATAGCAGCATTTGGGAAGTTACCTGTAGGGTCAAGACCCATTTTATTTACGTGTTGGCCTAAATAGCCAACTTGAGATTGTAATAAAGTAGATAAAGGAGTATAAATACCTTCATTTATAGCACCGTTACCTTCTGTAAATCCTGTACTTTCAAGAGCTGTCTTGCCTTGACCTAAGATTGTTTTTGATTTAGAAAATCCACCATAAGCAGGTCCAGATGCTGTTTCAGCTTTTGTTGCTATTCTTGAAAGTAAGTTTTGTTTTGCAGTGAAAAGTAAACCATTAGGATTTTTAAAATCAAAAAAGTATTTAGATAAACGCGTAGCGTCCTCAAATGCCCTAGATGGTGCAGTTAAACCACCTCTAATTATTCCATCGCCATCAATAGCTGTATTTTCGGCTTGTCCTTCAATTGGAGATTGAATATAGGGTTGTCCACTATCCCCACCTCCAGGTCTATCTTGACCAAATTTAAGAGATTTAAGTGAGGTGTCCCCATTTTTTAATTTTATTAAAAGACCCATATTTTATTTTACTCTGGTAAGTTATCTAAATACTTTGAAGGTGTATCTCCATTTAGATCTAGTTGTGAAGGTGATGGATATCCAGATAATGTTGGATTACCATTTAAAGAGTAAGTATTATGAAGATTTGATTGAACTGTATCTTCATTTGTTACTGGTGGTGTTGTTCCATCAAATTCACTTAAGTTAGATCCTTCTTTTTGTAGTTTGTTTAAAATTCCCATTTGTTATTGTTTTATTATAAATATTATCTAGTTTAATTGGTATGAGTTTTTCCCCATTTCATCTCCTGTTACTTTAGGATCATTTCCTATAGCTGCTTTAATTATTACATCTTCTCCTACTTGTACGTTAATAGGTCTAGAAGCTAGGGCATCTAACCTAGCACCTAAAGCATTTACAGCAGATACTACTCCAGCCATACTACTACCCCCTTTAATAGGTTTTGATTGGATTTCACCTTCTTTAGAAAATTCTGTGGGTTTGCCAGGTTCAGAAACTGTATCATCTCCAAATAAATTTGTTCCTGCTATAACAGTGTCTTTATTATTAAGTTGGATTGCTCCTTCAGGTCCAAATAAAGTTCTACTACCATATCCTCCTCCTCCTCCTCCAGGAGAAACCATATCATTTGCTTTAGAAGAAGAAGACATTAAATAAGCAATTCCTCCTGCAATTGCTGCAATAGCTAAACCTGCTCCAACAAAGGGTATAACACCTAAAGATGACCATGCTCCTTTTATAATACTGATTGTAGCTGATGCTTTATCTTTCACAGTTTGAGCATTTTTAACAGCTCCAGTAGCTATTTCTGCAGCTTTTTGTTGTTTTTGATAAGCAATCTTAGCTATATCTATTCCTTTAGAGATTTTTTGGTATGAAATTAATCCTATTACAGCTGTAGTAATTGCTCCAATAGCTATTTCCATACCACTTAAACTTTCTAAACTTCCAGTAAACAAACCATTTACCATTTCTATAGCAAGTCTAAAAGGTTCAACTGCCATAACTAAAGCAGGCATAATAACATTACTTACCATGAGTAGCATCTCAAAAAATGGTATAAAAGCAGCAGCTAAACCTCCAATAGCATTTTGGAATTTTTCTTCGGCATCAGCTTTTTCATCTGCTAAAGATTTTTCTTTCATGAGATTTTCTATACCCTCTTTTTGTAATTCTTTGGCTGCTGCTTCAGCTCCTATTGCTTTTTTCCTTTCTTCAAATGCTGCTTTTTGATCATCATTTAAATCACCTCCAACAGATTTTATAGCTTCTTGCTCAATAAGCATAGTACCTAATTGATCAGCTGTCATACCAACTGCTTTTGCCATAGCTTCTTGTTGAATTCGGTTCATTTCTCCAAATTCTGCTGCACTACCTAATTGAGCATTAATTTCTTTTGCAACAGTTGCAAAATCATTATTTAAAGCAGCTGATCTGGCACGTTCAAGATTTAAATCTTTTCCAGTTAGCAATTCAGCTTCCATCTCATTCGCAATTGAACTTTCAAAATCTAATAAACTATCAGCTATTCCTGCTACTCCATCTAAATTAGTACCTAGTTTTGCGGCTTCAACAGCGGCTTTTGCTAAACCATCACTACCCCCACTAATAGATATTTTTGTTCTGTCAGAAGCATTATTTACATCTAACATTATCTTTTTAGCATTTAAAGATAAATTATTATTAAATTTTTGGGCTTTAATAGTACCCATCATGGTGTTTACATAACCATCATAAGTTTCTCCTAATGCTTTAGAAGTTTTAAGCATTTTAGCTTGATCTTGATAACTTATATCAGAGTACTTATTCAACTTAATCATAGTACCTAATTGTTCATTAGATATTTTATGAGTAGTACCCATTGCCATATTGAGTTCAGTAGTAGCAGCCGTCATCCTTTCCTGGTTGATAGCAGGGTCTCTTGATTGATTTGCAAATGATGTAAACTCTTCATTTAAATTTCGGGCTGCATCGTGTCCCATATTTAAATTTTTACCCATTTTACTAATGGCTTGATCAGCTTTCATGACTAAACCAAATAAAACACCAAAAGGACCAGGTAGTAATTTAGCTATATCTAATCCTTCTTCTATAGGTTTTTTTAGATGCTTTCCAAATTTTGATAACCTTGAAGGATTAGCCATTTTATCTAATTCTTCACTCATATCTTCTATGGTCCCCTCAGCATCTTCTAATACTTTATTAACTTGATTTTGGGTTTGGATTTGATTTGATATTGATTGAGATATTTTTTGATATTGGGAATTTTGGTAGGCTAACTGTTTGTTTATCTTTTGTTTTTGTTTTTCATCTTTTTGAGATGTTGATAAAGATTCTTTTTGTTTATTTAGTGATTCTATAAGGGAGGATGTTGCCTCTCTTTTTTTTACATTATTTGCTATTTGATCTTTTAAAGATTGTTGGGATAAAGAAAGAAGTTCTTTATTTTTATCAATTTTATTTTTTAAAGCTGCAGCTTCTTCTTGGGTTAGTTTTGATGTGTCTTGTTGAAATGTTTGAGCTACACTAACGAGACCTTCTAAAGCCTCTTTGCTGGTTCCAAAACCATCACCTATTGCTTTTGTATTGTCTGCTACCCCGTTCATAGCAGCTTGAATTTCTCCAAGTAGACCTTTTAATTCTTTTGCATCATCTGTAAGAGCCATACAATGGTATTTTATTATAAATATTTAAAGGTTTAACTTTTATTTGTATTTAGCAGGACGCTTACCTTTAGCATTTGATAAAAATTCAGGTGATTTGATTTTCCCATCAGAATCTACAACAGTTTTTGATCCACCACTCTTATCTTCATAAGATTGTTTTTCTTTATCATAATATTTTTGGATTTCATTAAAAGTAAAACGACGGAGCCATATAGGCATATTATAAACTGTTTCCCAATCATACCCACCATTTCCATGAAATACTATTTGGTGGATTTGTTTAAAAATGGATGATCTAGCTTGGGATATTGTATCAGATGTCAGGCCAAAAAAAGCTAATCCCAATTGGGATAGTGACTCTAGTGTTTTCGCTATTGGGAAAAAAAGTTAGATCAACATCGGGTTGAATCTTTTTAACATATTCTCTTAGCTTTCTTGAATCTTTTGCTAAAAGGTATTTATCAACAAAATCTCGAATATCTTTCGTTTCTGTCTTCCCCTCCACAGAAGTTATCATATATTTTAAACGGGTTGATATTTCAGGAGAGTTATCTTTATTTATTTTCTTTAGACCTTCTAATTCCCTTTGAATATTTTTTTCATCTTTACCATTTAAAAGTTTAAATGTTATTTTATTCTTAGAAAAAGGGAGAGTAAAATCAAAAGCATTTACTCCTTTTTCAAATAGTGGTTCATCTATTTCTTTATTTTCTAATAAAGATAAATCAATTGTTTGTTCTTCTCCTAAATAGTTAAAATTATATTCTGAGCCGTATCCTAAGATACGGGCAGCAACCATAACTGCATTTTTATCTCCAACTAATAATTCGCTATAATCAATTTTAGATACAATTAAAGATTGCATTAGTTTGTCTAATACTGTTCCTTTTGAAATATAAGATTGATTAGTTAGAATATCTTCTTCTTTTGCGGTCATGTATTTCATTTCAATCTTTCCGCTTTTTAATCCCGATTCTTCAGAATACAATAAACCTTTTGAAGGTAACTCTACCATTTCGGTAGGTAATGTAAATTCACTCATAATTTTTATTTAAAATAACTTTATTGTTTGATATACATATATTAAAGAGATGAAATATTATCATCTTTTGTAAAAAATGCTTTAACTCCTGGTACTTTTCTAATATCCTGAGCTATGTCCATCATTTTTTCTCTATCAAATCCACCTTTTGTTATAAATGGGTAACCATCTACTTTTACACTTAATATAGCTTTAAATTTATTTAAATCTTGTTCCTTATATGAAAGTGGTTCTTCGGATGAGATAACTGTAATTCCAGGTATTGCTCTAATATCAGAGTAAATTTCTTTTTGAGGACGTTCTTTAATGTCAGTAATTAAAGTACCTACCATTTTATATTTATCTTGATATTCCTCATTTATAGCTTTATTTAGCTCTTCTTTTACTAGCGTACGTAAACTATTGTATTTCATTTGTATGTATATGTTATAAATATAATGAGACCTAATTAAATAACCAAGGAAAAATAAAAGCTCCACGTGTAAGTGAAGCTTTTAAATATATTTTAAAATTAATTTTAGTAATTTAATATGCAATAATCTGGTTGTACTTCAACTGTAATGTTAACAGCTGTTCCATCATCATCCCAATTATAATCTCCAAAATTAGTACTTGTAATCATAGCGCCTTTAATTACCCATTCGTTTACAACATCTCCAACTGGTCCTAAACCATTAAATGTGATGTCTTTCTTATAGAAATCAGAGTAACCATCTCTACCTGTTACTGATTCATGTCCTAAACGTACCCATTCCATTACTGCTTGTGAACCTGCAGGAGTAATTGCTTCGTACATTGTAAAAGTAATTGTATTCCAAATAGTTTTACCTTTTACATAACGTTGAACATTAATATGGTTAAGTGCTACTGCTGTGGTTGAGTTTGATATAGCACTCATTCCTTTTACTAAAAATGAAGGTATCCCATCTAAATAAAGGATAAATCTATTAGTCATTCTAGGTTCGAATGCTGTGTAAAATATTTCGTTCGGATTTAAAATTGCCATTTTGTTATATTATTTTGTTCTATTATAAATATCTAAATTTTATTCTTTTATGCTGGGAATTCTGCTCCAGTAGGTAGTAAAATGAAATCTACTGAAATGAATTCTGCTGTTCTTGTTGGTTGAACATATACTTGCCCTATCAATTGGTTTCTATCAATTACATCTGGGCCATTGTTTGAGTCATCCATTACTACTTTAAAAGCATATAAACCTTGTTTTTGTTGTACTGTTTCTAAATATGGTGTAACTCTAGCTAAAAAGCTATTTCTTGTAGTTGCTGTGTTTTGTTCAAATACTATAGTATCTGCTGTTTGGCCAATAAAGCTTTTAAGTTCAATTAGTAAACGTCTTACATTTACTCTATCAAGTGCAGAAGCTTCTTTTTGTAATGTTTTTTGTCCAAATACTACAACTCCTGTTCTAGGTAATGTAGCTAATGGGTTAACATTTGATTCATATAATGAATCTTTCTGTGCTTGAGTTAATTTATATTGAGTTCTCATTACTTCATCTAATCCACCTCTATTAATACCTGCAGGTGCAAACCATGGAGCAGCTATTTTATCATTATTTGCATATACACCAGGTATAACTGTTGATGCAGGTGACCAAATATGTCTTCCTGTGGATGGGTCAATTATTCTTACCCAAGGCCAATATGAAGCTCCATATGACGAATCTCTACTTCCTGCTTGATTAATTACACTTGTTGTTGTTTCATTATATGTAACTAAATCTAAAACAAATAAATTATCTCCTCTTTCTTGTGTATTTGTAAGAAGGGTTGAGATTTTAGATCCATGTAAATCACTTGTTAAACCAGGTGTAAATAATACATTAAATTGATATGCATTTTTATCTTTTAATAAATCAATGGCATTATCATAGTTATCAGGAGCTAATCCTTGTGTGTTTATAGCACTGATATTTTCATTCATTAGTGAACCATCTTTCATATCTCCAGTAGCAGCACCAAATGATCCACTTCCTACAACAGGGATGGATCCTGTAAATGCAACTTTTGCTGCTCCATTAGCATCTAAATAATTTGGTGTAGGGGAAACAACACTTTTAACTCTTACATAACGTGAAGCATTTGGATATTCGCCTGTTATATCAAGCTGGTTAGTTGATGAGTTGTATGCCAATTTTTGATCTCCAATTACTTTAGCTACATAACGAGTTGAGAATGGATCTAAATTTACATTATTATATGATTCAAGAATCATTTTTTTATTGTTTCTATCATCTCCTTGTCTAACTAAAAGGGTAAAATTACCGGAAGATGTATTTGAAGTAGCAATTTCCCACCTTACATTATCTTTTGATCCGTCAGATAAAACACCTCCTGTTCCTTCGGAAGAAGTACTATTCATAATAATACCTTCACCTATAGTTTCTAAACTAAAGGCATTAGCAACAGTTCCTCCAGCAATAACTGAGGATGTAGCTGGGGTATATGAGCCACTTACTACTCTAGTTACTAATAATGAACTTCCACCATTGTTAAAATAGCTATATGCTGCTGTTGAAGTTAAAAATGAGTGTACTAAACTACCACTTTCAAAAGTATCACCGAAACGATTAACATAATCTGAATATGATGTAATTAAAGTTGGGATTTCAACAGGGCCTTTTACTGTAGGTCCTATAATAGCAGCACCCGCTTGTACTGGTTGGCCTGTAAGAAATGTGTTATCTATTTCGTTTAACGTTACTCCAGGAGAAATTGAAAAGTTTGCCATTTTTTATCTTTTATTATAAATATTAATTATTTTTTTAAAATTCTATTACTAAGCAGGAAATGTTGCTCCTGTTGGTAGTATATTAAAGTCTAGTACTATAAATTCTGCAGACTTAACAGGTTGTAAATAAACATATCCTATAAGTTGGTTATTATCTATTGTTGTTGGGGTATTATTTGATTCATCCATTACCACCTTAAATGAGGTTAAACCTTGTTGGTTTTGAACAGAATTTAAATAAGGATTTACTTGTGATAAAAAATTATTACGTGTAGTAACATTATTTTGTTCAAATACTAATGTATCTGCTACTTGAGATATAAATCCTTTTAATTCAATTAGTAAACGTCTTACATTTATTCTATCTAAAGCTGTTTTTCTACTTTGTAGTGTTTTTTGTCCGAATACTGTAACTCCGGTGTTTGGGAAAGTTACTATTCCATTTATGCTGTTTTGATATAAAGTATCTCTATTTCCTTGAGTTAAATATCTTTCAGCTCTAACGGCTGTACTCATTATTCCTCTACTTTGTCCTGCAGGTGCAAACCAAGGTTCAGCAACTCGATCATTAAAAGCATATATTCCTGGAATTAAAGTAGAAGCAGGTACCCAAACTTGTCTTGCTGTATCTGGATCAATTGTTTTCACCCAAGGCCAATATGTAGCAGCATACGATGTATCATAGGTAGCAGCTTGTGTTATAGTAGTACTTATATTAGCACCATATCTTACTAAATCAATTACAGCCATTGAATCTCCTCTATTTTGAACTGTATTAATTACATTTGTAATTGTGGTGGTATGAAGAGCAAAATCTGATAATAGGCCAGGGATTGTAATTAAATTGTATATGTATGCTTCTTTATTTGCTAATAAGGAGATTGAATCAGCATAATCAGTAGCTTTTAACCCTTGAATACTATCATTTGAAATGTTTTCATAATATTTCCCTTCTGTTCCAGGTATATTACTACCTCCAGCACCACCAAACACCCCACTTGAAGTAATAGGTAATGAACTAGTGAATTGAGATTTTGGTGTTCCATTATTATCAAAATATTCAGGAGTAGTTATATTAACTTGCTTTACTCTAACATATCGAGAGTTAGTAGGATAATCACCATTTGATGTTACAAAAAACTCACCACCATCACTAGATACTACTTCAGTTTGTGTACCAATAATTTTTTCTACATAATTAGGTGAATATGGATCTAATGAAAGGTTACTCCATGTTTCTAATCTTGATGGTGAGAGTGTAGTATCATCCCCTCTTCTAATTACTAATTCAAAAGTACCCTCAGCTGTATTTCTATTTGTAATTTGCCATCTAATATTATCTTTGGTACCATTTGCTAAAGTTCCATTAGCATTTAGTGAACTTGAGCTATTCATAATTTCACCTTCAGTAAGTGTTTCTAGTACAATTGATGCTGAGGTGTTAGCGTTTGCAATAATAGAAGATGTTGCAGGAGTAAATGAACCACTTACTACACGTGTAACTAATAAAGAAGTTCCACCATTGTTAAAATAGTTATATGCTGAGATAGAGGTTAGATAAGTAAATGTTTGGCTTCCACTTTCAAAAGTAGTACCATATTTATTTGAATAGTCACTGTAAGTAGTGCATATGGTAGGAATACCAACTTTTCCTTTTACTGTTGGACCTACTATAGCTGCACCTGCTGATAAAGGGAGCTGGGTTATTTCAGATTGGTCGTTTTCAATTGCTAATACTCCAGGTGATACAATAGTTTCTGCCATTTGTTAATAGATTATTTTGTTATAAATATGTCATAACTTAAGTTAAATTAACTTAAATTAGTAATTTTGCCAGTTTCTGGTTCAATATTACATTTTCCATACTTTTTAAAGATATCTTTAGTAAGTTCTTTTTCTCTGTTAGTCAATTCATTTAGAAATATTTTTGCGTCTTCATGTCTATTTTCAAGTTGAAGCTTAGTCATTTCTATTTCACCTAATTCTAAAATAAGAGATTGGGTTTGGGTTTGGATGTTTTTAAGATTTTTTAATTCTTCTTCTGTTAAAAACTTTTGTTCTTCTTTATTCGTAACTATTGACATAATTTATTTTATTTTTATTTATTTTATTATAAATATATTAAGGTGTGTCTGTGCTATAGGATGCGCCATTAATTGTACCTGTGCCTTCACCACTCATAGTATTATTAGCTGTTGTACCCGATCCTTCTTCAAATCTATACCAGTATGTAGGATCGTCAGCTAAAAGCCCAGTTAAATCTCTAATTACACCTCCATTATATATTTTATTTACATTTGCACTTTGGTCACTACCTCTCCAAAGTGCAACTTCATCCATTAATCCTATATAATGTCTTCCAGATGCTCCACCAAGATAACCAAGATCAAAATCACCTGATAAGCTTCCTGTAGCTTCACCAAATGCTACTCCATTTCTAAAAGCTTTCACTATTGCAGATCCATTTCTTGTAATTACAACATTATTCCATACATTTAATTCAATTTCATTACCATCTCCTGTTGTATAAAAAGTAATTGAACTACCATCAACATTTAAAAGTATTTCAGTAGTTCTTACTAGATGAATGTAGTCAGAAGAACTTGAATTTTTCCCTGCAATATAACGACTATCTGCTGGGCTAATACCTTCAGGTTTGATCCAGAATGAAAAAGTAAACTCATCAGTATATGTTACATCAGTAAAAGTTACATTATCACTACTTCCATTAAAACTTAATGAAAAATTATTATTAAATCCACTTTCTTGTGCTGCAATTGTTCCTAGACTTATTCCTATTCCCATTTTTTTATTAACTTAAATCACCAATTAAATCCCATTTGTTATTTCCAACATATTTTAAAGTAGCTGCAGAAAATTGTCCAACTAATTTAAGTCTTCCACTTTTAGAATTTAGTGTAACTCCACTACCTGTTTCAAATGAAACATTACCTGCAGAAGATGTTTGAAAAAATTCAAATTCTACTCCTGTTGTACATGCTACAGAAGCAGTAACAAATATTGAACAGGTTACATTTCCACCTGCTCTATAATAAGCACCTGCAGTAGCATCACTTGCTGTAAAAGGATTTGAATCAAGTCCTATAATAGGGCGGTATACATTTGTTACTTCTCCTATAAAACTACCACTAAATGTTCCTTTGCCTGATTGAGCATGTGAAGATGTAATTGAGTAGGAAGATGTGATTGAGTTTGAAGCAGTTAATGAGTTTATAATTGTAGGTTCTCCGTTTATAGATCCTGTCATGTTAAAAGAGCCTGATAGAGATATATTATAAGCATCTATTCCTGTAAATGCATCTATAGATTGAGTAACATGCCCTGATTTAACTGTGTCTCCTGTACTAATTCCTGTTTTGCTTAATATTTTTGCCATTTATTTTATTATTTTTTATATATTCTCTGATCCAACTCCTTGTACTTCAACTCCAATAATAACTTGAGATTTACTATTAAACTTTTTAATAGCAGAAATTTGTTTTTGGATTGTATCTGGTATTATATGTCCATACATATTTAATGTAAATGTAGATTTTACTATTCTATCTTGTCCATCATTTAGTTCTACTGTTGTTGTATATGAATCAATAGTAGCCTTAAATTTAAAACGTTCAGGATCACCCCAATATGAATCTGAGGCATAGTTTATAGATTCAACTATTTTATTTAATTGATCTATATAATATGTTTGAATAGTACAACTATATTGTAATTTAACATAATCTGGTATGACACTAACTATGTATTGCTCTACAGGTTTTCGGTTATTTAAAGCACTAAAATTAGAGTATGAATTTTTATTATTGTATGATTTTTTCCATGAAGCATACAAATTTGGTGTGTTACCGTCAAGCTTATTTCCTACTGATCTGTCTTTTTCAAATGAATCTCGCTTAAACATAATAATAGGAGCCATAATCCTACCTCTTTTATCTTTATAGTAACCATCTCTTTGAGCAGATTTCCATCTTTCAGGAGCACCATAAATTATGGGTACAGCAATTCGTTTACCATTTTGCACAACAGAAGGACGTATCACATTTTGAAAATAATACATTATAGATTCATCTATGTCTTGTAACCCAATTGTAAATGGTTTTGTTGTATCATTTTTAGAAGACAATTCATTCGATCTATTATGATCTAACCCATTTTGTTCAGTTTTAGTAAATTGTTCAAACTTACTAGGTTCATTAGGGTTACCCCTAGTATCACCATTTTCAGGATTAACATAAGGATCTTGTTGAGATCGACTAATTTCCTTTTGACTTTTTGGTACAGGTTTTCTAGATTTTGGCATATATTATAGTCTTTCTCTTGTAATTTGTACTTTATCAGCTGGGGTGTAGTGGGTAGTGCATATAATTGAGATATTAGAACCAAAATTATCTAATCCAGGGTTAAGTGGATTTTCACTATACGGGTATCTAGGATCTTTACCAACAAATAATTGATTATCTTTAACACTATCTACTTCAAAATATCCTTCGTAATACATTATAATATCTCCAGGTTCCATTACTACACTAGCATCAACTAAATCATCTCTAAAGAATCTAAATTCAACATCTCTTGTATAATCAACTCCCATATCACTAGAGTTGTATGTTTGATCACCTCTTTCAAGTAATACATTTAATAAAACAGGTTCTTGATAATATTTAGCCCCTGATGATTCTCCATATATGTTTACTCGGGTTTCTTCAAGATTTAATTTGTATACAGCACATTGTTGAGTGATAATATCCCCCATTAACTCTCTGTTAATACTTCTCATTAAAGAGACATCACGTTGTGTACCAAATAAAGCCATATTATCCTACGTAAATTACCATTGGGACCTCACTAATTATTTTATTTTGAGCTGCACCTTCTTCTGCTTTTTTCTCGAGTAAGGTTTTACGAGAAGTTGTATCAAAGTATGCTCTTAATCTTTCTACTAGTGCAGCTTTTTCTGCTGTTGCTGCAGAAATTAAATCTGATTGGTTTAGAGTTACTTCAGATCCAGGTATTGGAATTTGAGAGTATTTTCCCCTAACATATCCTAAAATTTCTTTAACAAGTGATAAAGCATATTCAAAAATCCACTGTCTACCAATTGAGTTAATACGTGTATAATTGGGGTTTTCATATGGAACATTAGAAGCGTTGGTAATAATTTCTCTACCATCTCTATCGTAGTAAGGTTTATTTGTTTCTTCTAATTTAACATAATGGAATGATAGATATGTTATAGCAGTATCATTTGGGATTGGGAAAACACGTAGTTTATTATTAACTAATTCAAATGTATATTGAGATTTTCTAATCTGATCATTTAATTCAATAGCTTGAATTTTTTGCAGATCATAATTTATTGGCATTAACATAAAGTTAATAGCTGGTGACATTCCTCCAAATCCAAATGAGTCCATCATTTGTTGCATTCCTACACCTGTACCTGCATATGGATCAAAATATCTTGTAATTGCGGGAGGTGATTCGTAAAATATTCTTTTTAATTCTATTCTACCCTCAATACTTTCTGAAGTTGCCCACTCATTCATATCATATTCTTGCTTACCTTTAGTAAGTGGTAGTGAACCAGTATANTAAGTTACATTTCCTCCTACTCCTGCTTCTACTCCATATTGGTTTGATAGTCTAACTATTTCAGATAGGTTTTCTTGTGATAATTCTTCATTAGCAGGACCAATTGAAGAGGAAGCCCCTTGAAATGATAATAAATTATCTGCTACTTGATATGCATACAATTCATTACCATAAGTTGTAATTGCTTCTTCAAATGCTGTATAAAAATTTATATCTTGTAGTTCTACTTCAACAAGAGGATATCCTAAACGTTGGGACGCAAATTTAGCAAATTTATCAGAATCTTGTTGAAATTGATAATCATTATCGTAAAATCCAAAAGGTGTGTCACCTGGAAAGAAGCTACTTGAGCCCGGCCATATTGGTATATTTGCCATATTAATATTTTGTTATAAATATGTTAAAGAAGGCAAAATCTACCTTTTAATACATGATTATCAATTTTTTATTTTTAAATTAATTAAGCATGTATGTTTCTGCATTTTTTGTTTCTTCACCAATAGAAGATAGCTTACTAATAGTATCTGAATCTATTAAATCTGGGTGTATCCACCAATCTTCAAAAGGTGAACTATCATCTGGGGATATATTACTAACTATTAACTTATATCCTTTAGATTCTAGATATTTCCTTGATTTATCTCTATATGAATCTGTTTGATCTACATAATGATCATGCTCATAGGTTATTACAGCAAATTTATGTTCATCAAAAGGTATTTTAGTTAAAATATCATATGTTACTGATGGTGGATCACAATCTAATTGTAGATAGTCTATGTTTTTTCCAAATCCAGATGTTTTAATAAATCTCCAGTAATTAATTTGAGTTGCATCCCCCAAGTGTATTGGATTTTTTCTAACTTTTTTAAATTTTTCTACTTCATGTTCTAGTATCTCAACTGACATTCCTGTCCATCCAAATTTTTCTTCTAAAAGCATAGTATTATTACCATATTCGGGATCTGATGCTCCTATTTCTAGATAAGTACCATTTTTCTTTCCATTTAAAGCAGCTAATACAAACATATCTTGGTAAGCTTGTGAGTAATTACTTTTTATTAATTCAGAGTCTTTAAATTTGTATTTAAGGTTTTGATGGTCTAAAGCAGTATATTTAAAGTGTGGATGTGGATATTTATGGAGATGTTTTATGTTTTGATTAATTAATCTAATATAATTGTCACTTAATTCATGTTGATAGTTATGTACTAAGTCTATGAACATTTTTCTAGAAATATCACCTTTACTAACCCACCAATTAGTAACAGCTAATTGGAAGTAAATTTTATATTCTTCCTCTGCACCAATATCTGTTAGAGTTTTCTTTAAATTGTGTTTAAGAGATAAAGCTATAGTAGCTAGAGTATGTGAGTCAAACCACTCAGATTTTGATTCATGGAACATACTTAATAATAAATAAGCTTCAGGTCTTTCAGGTTGGAAATTTATAGCATTTTGGAATGCTGACTTAGTGCTTGAGTCTCTACCTTCTGTTAAATGGATACATTGAGCTACTTTTATTAAAGATTCATATATCATATCTTTATCATCTCCATACTCAGCTACTCTTAAAAAGAATGATAAGGCAGAAGCATATTGATTTTGAGTAAAATAGTGTTGACCTAAATTAAAATTATGAGTTGGGTTAAGAGTATCCATTATAAATTTATATAATAGATCATGAGTTTTAATTTTATTAAATTTACTTTTAGGTAATTCTGTTTTATTTAAAAATGCATCAAATACATTATTAGGTAATTGAACTATGTAAGCAGCATTATCCTGGAATCCAAGTGATATTAGTAGATTATCTTTATGTTCTACCATACCACATACAAATTCAACACCTGAATTAAAGAATTTAAATTCATCTGTGATGTTTACTACATTCCAATTTTTATCCCAGACTATAAATCTATGATAATATTGTGTATTTTTTTGATTTTGTTCATTATACCATAAATCAACTTCATGTGTGATTGCTATATAATGGTCTTTGTATTTTATAACATGAGAACTACCCCTTAAATCTCTTGATGTAGTTATTGAACTGGTATTTAAATGTACTATTTCAGATGATAAAGTTTTTAAGTTAACCTTAACTACTTCAGTAGGATTACTCCATTTAACAAAGTGGAAAGGCATATCATTAATAGGCATCCAATTTTTTTCACAATATGTAGGTTCACCTGGGGGTTGTATTCTGTATCTATTTATTTCTTTTCCATTTTTAATTTCTGAGAATTCGATTCTGCCTTCACCATTAGTGGTTGTGTCTCTTCTAACACCACATAGATATTCTTTATTATCCCATTTAACTAATCTACCATCNTCTAAACCAATAAANTCCCANATAGGTTCTACATCTAATTTAGTAGTATCTACTTGCTCAAATGATTTTAAGGCTAATGTTTTAGAATCTATATCACATAGATAATTTACAGTTCTAAGTTTAATGTCATCTTCTCTATTTAAATAAGATAATGGACCCCAATGTAAAGGAAATTTACATTGTTCACTATGATATAAAGTGTACTTAACATGTCTTAAATTTAGTTTTAATTTACCATCTATTTTATTAATTGCTGGGTTGCATAGTCCAGTTCCATCTGTTAGTGAGGAAGGGATAATAAGAGGNGTAACACTACCTCCACCTTCAATTGCTAATTTTGCTAAATTCTTTATCATATAACTATATTTTTATTCTTTATTTTATCACTTGGACTACAACCATTTTCACATCTTCCACAAATGTCAAATGTAGTAAGTGGGGCAGGCATTATATCATCATATTCTTGTTCAAGTATATTTCCTAGAATTTTTTCTAAACTATAATCCATACAACATAAGGAAACATCACCATTAGGTAATACTACATTATGATATAGATGTTCTATGCAAGCACAAGTGCTTGGTTGATTTTGTTCTTTATGTTGGAATCTATCTTTTATTTTATCTAATGCTGGTTTGATTTGGGCTTCACCTATTAAATTACCTGCTCTTGACCAAAAATTAGGTATAACAGGATTAGGCCATAAATCTTTAACTGAGTCATGAGGTTCACCCATGCTCATAACATAAAACTCTTGAATATCATTTTCATATTCTTTAAATTTTTCAAAAACTTTGTATAATCTAGCATTAAGTGGGTGTTCAGCTATTCTTTCTTGATCTGGGATATGTAGGCAAAATCCACCATTTGGTCCTTTAGTCCAAGGAATATCTTTAACTATTTCTACATCTTCTAAAGTCATACCTACACCTGTTGAGAATGCAGATACAGGATGTCCTTTTTGATTAGCATATTCTACCATCTTGCTACAATCTTTATTTAACCAAGGTTCAGTAAAACCAGAGAATGTAACTCTAACTTCTTGTGGTAATTTATCACATATATGAGTAAAATTATCTAATGATAATATTTTAGGTTGTCCTTTATGAGCATGGTATATCTTTTCTATAGTTCTTTGGGGACAAAAAGCACAATTTACAATACAACCTTTAGGTGAAATCGAAGTAGTAAACTCCATTGTTGGCCACTTAGTAGTTTTCCAATAATCTCTCTTTTTAACCATAATTATTATATAATGAAATGTAATATATAAAAGATTAGTTAGGGAAACAAGCTATGCTTTAAAAAATATCTAAAATTAAGTAGTATATGTTATTATAAAATTGTAGGGACCTACTGAAAAGCTCAGTGTTGATCCATTACCAGTGCCACTAAATGCTGCTGCAGAAACTTGTGGAACGCCCCTATTTCCGCCGTTGATTGCAATATCAAATGTATTCGCAGTGCTTGAGTTTGGAGTAACTGTAATTGTATTTATTCGGTATTTAGGAATACC